GGAGTATGAAGTATCTCCTGCGGTCTTAGATGAAGAAGGCAATGTCGTTACTGATGCAGTTATGGGTACTCGCGAAGTTCCAGAGTATCAAGGCATAGACCAGTCTAAGCTGGTACCTCTGCTGACTGCGGCTCTACAGGAAGCTGTAGCAAAGATTGAAGATTTAGAGAGCCGTCTGTCGGCAGTGGAGTCTAACTAATGTCTGATCTTGACGTACAAAATATAAACAGCAAGACGGGTAACGCTGCTATTAGTATTGCGGACGACGGCACTACTACTGTCACCACGTTCACCTCCACAGGCATCGACGATAACGCCACAAGCACAAAGCTAACTGTTGCTGATACCTCAATTACTACAGGCGGTATTGACCAGTTAATTGTTGCTCATTCTACGGATGGCGGCGGTATTCGTATTGATAGCACTAATAGCACTAACACGGGAAGTTTGCGTTTTGGTGATGACTTGGACAATTACATTGGTGCTTTAGAATACAGCCACACTGACAACGCTATGTCTATGTACGTCAACAACGCGACACGCATGACGATTAATAGCTCTGGCAACGTTGGGATTGGAAACACAAACCCTTCACATAAACTAGAGGTAAGTGGCCCCGGTACTATCTTAGCTCGTCTTTCAGCAACAGACAGCGCACAGGCATATATGGGCTTTAGCAACAGCACTACTGGTGGTGGTACTTATGCTGATGGCATTATCGTTGGCTTAGACTCAGATGAAAGTGCTGTGTTTTACAACTTTGAAGCAACACCAATGCGCTTTGGTACTTCTGGCATTGAACGCCTCCGCATAGACTCCAGCGGCAACTTGCTGGTTGGGAAAACTTCAGTATCAGCAGGTTTTTCTCATCAGTTCCAAAGCACTTCTGGGCTTGTAACGCTTAGTGCTTACCGTCCGTCATCTGCCACGTCTTCTTCTATTATGGTTTTTAATAGCGATGTGGGAACTACAAACAGCACCCAGTGCATTGTAAAAATGGACGGTGATTTAGAAAATACTAATAACTCATACGGCGCACTTTCTGATGAACGCCTCAAGTCAAACATTGTAGACGCCTCATCACAGATTGATGACATCATGGCTGTGCAAGTCAGAAGTTACACGCTTAACAAAACAGGCGATACGCACATTGGTGTTGTAGCTCAAGAGCTTGAAGCCTCTGGAATGTCTGGACTTGTTAAAACTGATGACGAAGGCATGAAGTCAGTCAAATACAGCATTTTGTACGTGAAGGCCATTAAGGCTTTGCAAGAGGCTGTAACACGAATTGAAACACTTGAAGCCGAAGTAGCGGCACTCAAAGGAGCTAACTAATGTCTAAGATTAGCTTAACGCCAAACGCGAATGGTACGGGTGTATTTACCGTTGCCTCGCCTAACAGCAATACCGACAGGACGCTAACGCTTCCTGATGAATCTGGCGATTTTGTATTATCTGCTAGTGGCGTAATTAGTAACTTTACGTCTACCGGAATAGACGATAACGCCACAAGCACTGCGATTACGATTGATTCTAGTCAGAATGTTAGTATTGGTGCTAATACTGCTATGGGGTCTACAACGCGATTAACAATGGCTAACGCTGGCCCGGCATATCAACACTGGCAAAATACTACAAGCACCGGGACAGGCTGGACAGTCGGTATTGGGTCTAGTTCAGCGCTTGAGTTTTTTAGTTCAACAGGAGCTTTAGGCTCTGGCACTTTTACCGAACGTATGCGTATCGACTCCAGCGGCAACGTTAGCGTAGATAGAGGACAAAAGATTCAATGGTATGACGGAACTATTGGCTCAGGAAATGTTAACGCCGCTATTGAAGGAACAGGCGATCCAGCACTCAAACTTTACACAAGACAAAGCGGCACTTCCACGCTAACCGAACGTATGCGTCTCGACGCGTTGGGCAACGTTGGTATTGGCACGAGTAGTCCGTCTACACCCCTTGCTAATGTTTCTGGGTCTGCAACTGGGTTGACTGTTGAAGGCGCTGTTCCAACCATAGCAATTAAAGATACATCAGCATCAGACGATGTTAGCTACCTCTATCAAAACGCTAACGACCTTAATATCCTTAACTACGCTGGCGGTTCCACTATATTTACTTATGGTTCTAGCTATACAGAAGCCATGCGCATCAACTCCAGCGGTGACTTGCTGGTTGGTCAAACCACATCATCTGGACGACTTACAGTGCGTAGTGCAGGTTCTACATCGGGTACTAATGCTGTAGCAATGCTTAATAGTAGCGGCACGGGTCTGTTTTATATCAGAGGGGATGGCGCTTTTAATACAGGCGGCGCGGCGCAGTCCCCTTATTTTAATACATCGGCAACTGCCGCAAACCTTGTTGTTAATTCAAGTGGTTTTCTGGAGAGGTCAACCTCATCTGCGCGATACAAAGAAAACATACGCGACTACGACCAATCAATTTCTATTGATGCACTGCGTCCCGTATTCTTTAACAGCAAAAAAGAGGGTGACAGCAAGACCTACGCTGGTTTAATTGCTGAAGAAGTACACGATGCAGGTTTTACGGAGTTTGTTGAATATAACGATGATGGTGAACCTGATGCAGTGTTTTATGCAAACATGGTTGCACTGTGCATCAAAGAAATCCAAGAACTCAAAGCCGAAGTAGCGGCACTGAAAGGAGCATAAAAGATGTCGTACACATGGAAAGTAGCAGCACTAGACTACGCCGTATCACAAGACGGTCTGGCTAACGTAGTCACTACCGTACACTGGACTTGTTCTAAAGAAGACGAAAACGGTAACAGCGGCTCTTCTTACGGCACTCAAGGTCTACCTGCACCCGACCCCAACAGCTTTACAGACTGGGACAACCTAGACGAGTTCACTGTATTGACTTGGGCAACCAACGAGATGGGTGAAGAAGCCGTCACAGCTATTCAGGATTCTGTTGATGCACAGATCGCCGAGAAGGCTAACCCGACTAACGGGAGTGGCTTGCCGTGGTAAATCTTGAGTTAAGCATTGAAGAAGTAAACGCCATTCTACAAGTCTTGGGCGATCTGCCTACAAAAACGGGCGCATGGCCTTTAATCGTTAAGATCAAAGAGCAAGCGGAGCCACAGGTTCCACAGGATGATGACCATGAATAAACTGTTTGTCGGGGCAATTGTTTTGATGCTTGCTGGATGCTCCTCTAGCACATCTCAGTATTACGAGGCTGTAGAAAAGGCCGCCGCCGCTAATGCCGCCGCATCTCAAGCCAAGTTTGAGGCGCTGTCTAAGATTGCCGCCGCCGGTGATGGTCAGGCTGCTAGCGCCGCTGTAATGGCCTTAGCCTTAACCCAAACCCCGACAGTACAGCCCGTTCCTCAGCAATCCGCCGCGCTTCAGTGGGCCTCTGTTCTGGCCGCACCATTAAGCAATATGGGGATGATGTGGATGCAAACAGACTCCACCAAGACGATGGCGCAGTACAACCGCGATGTTGACTTGGCCCGGATCACGGCTGACGCAACCACTCAGCAGGCGCTTTATGGGTCATTTACGGCTCAGTCGTCCTTAACGTCTGACGTTGCACTCGGCGCGTTAAACGCTATGGGTAATGTTGATTACACGCCATTTGTTGACGGCATGGTTACGCTAGGCACATCAGGCATGGACGGGTTAGTGGACGTGTCTAACGCAGGTCTGGACAGTGCTGTAGCCATCAGCAACGCAGGGTTTGAGTCAACGGCGTCTATCAGCAACGCTGGCATGAACGGTGTTGTCGATGTGTCTAACACAGGCATGAACTCCATCATTACGATGGATCAGAGCAATGCGGATTTGATTAAGGCGCTGATGGAGCAATACACCTCCACGGTAAATGGTTTTATCGAAAATCCGCTAACAAATACCAGTACGCAGGAAGTTCAGACGATCACTTGCTCTGCGTCAGATGATGGCACCACCACTACCGTAACGTGTGACTGATGCAACCGCTTGGCTTGTCAGGTCTCAATAAGGCTCTGCGCTCGGCCAACGGCCCTGCACAACATCTTTTGATGGGCGTGTGGGGCTTGATAACTACAGCGGGTTTTTATGAGGTAGGCATACCGGCCTACCTTTTAATAACGTGGGCGCTAGCCTCGTTAGCTGTCGTTTATTGCACGATTTGGACAGGGAAACCTGCCCTACTTCGCGTTCTTAAATTAGATACCATGCTATCGATAATGGTATTGTCTCTATATCTGTACGAGGAGTATACGACAGGAATAACTACCCCTGTATTTTTTGCGGGGCGACTGATTGCAGGGTCTGTATTGTCCCTTCACGGTCTCTATTTAATTGACTTGGTTCAACGACAGATCCATGAAGCGCTGTATTTTGAGGAGCGGTTAAAAAATGAATCCTGAAGCATTAATGCCGCTTGTTGTGGCTATATTGGGATCCGCCGGGTTGTGGACTTACCTAAAAATGAGGTCAGAGCAAAACTACAAGGCAGCTTTGGCAGAAAGAGAAGACCGGGCTGAATTTAATGACACATTAAGGGCACAAGTGGAGCGTTTGAGCGTAAAATTAGACAAGTTAAGTGATGATAAAGAGACGCTTTTGAAGGAAATTGCTTCTTTGAGGCACGAATTAGGCGAAGCAAAAGCCACTATCAAGCATCTAGAAATGATGCTGATGAAGCATTAATGTTGGGATAAAGCATGCCTTTAACAAAGTTACAGTTTAGACCGGGTATTGTTAGAGAAACAACTTCCTATACTAACGAAGGAGGGTGGTATGATTGTGACAAGATCCGGTTTAGGTTTGGGACTCCCGAAAAAATAGGCGGCTGGGAAAAATATAGTGGCTCGACTTACTTAGGTACGGCGCGAGAAATAAAGCCGTTTGTGTCTTTAAGTGGAGAAAAATTAAACGGCGTAGGAACACACTTAAAATATTACATTGAACAAGGCGGGGGTTATAACGATATAACGCCGATCCGCCTTACAACTGCCGCTGGAGATGTTACTTTTTCAGCCACGGACGGGTCCTCAACGATTACCGTAAGTGACAACAACCACGGCGCAATTGCTAATGATTTTGTGACGTTTAGTGGAGCAGTGTCCTTGGGCGGAAACATCATCGCTGATGCGCTAAACCAAGAATATCAAATCGCTGAGGTTATTGACTTAAATAGTTACAAAATCATCGCTAAAGACGTTTCTGGGGCTGTACTTACCGCAAATGCTAGCGACACCGGCAATGGGGGATCTTCTGTTGTAGGGGCTTACCAAATAAATACGGGACTAGATACCACCGTTGCAGGCACTGGCTGGGGCGCCGGGACGTGGTCCCGTGGCACGTGGGGCTCGGCCAGTTCTCTTTTAGCGGTAGGTGCGGCCTTACGTTTGTGGAGCAGCGACAATTTTGGTGAAGATTTAATCATTAATGCGCGTGACGCGGGTATTTTTTATTGGGATAACAGCGCGGGTGTTAGCACACGGGCCACGGCCCTTTCTGATTTAGCTGGTGCGGATGCTACGACGCCGACGATTGCCAAGCAGGTACTGGTTTCTGACCGGGACAGGCACATTATTGCGTTTGGCTGTGACCCTGAGAATGATATTGGCACGCAGGATCCGCTGTTGATTCGGTTCAGTGATCAAGAAAGCCCGACTACGTGGCAGTCTTTGCCGACGAACACGGCGGGGGACCTCCGTATTGGCTCTGGTTCGGAGATTGTTGCGGCGGTTGAGACGAGACAGCAGGTTCTGGTGTTTACAGATGTTTCCTTGCACGCCATGCAATTTTTGGGGCCGCCGTTCACTTTTGGCATTAATTTAATTTCAGAGAACATCACGATCATGTCGCCGAATGCTGTTAAGGCAATGGATGACACTGTTTTTTGGATGGGGATGCAAGATTTTTATATGTATACGGGGCAGGTTCAAAAACTTCCGTGTACTGTTCGTAATTATGTCTTTGAAGATTTTAACGACGGTCAGGCAGAAAAAGTATTTGCGGCATTAAACTCGTCTTTTAACGAAATTTGGTGGTTTTACCCTTCGGCGGATTCCGAAGAAGTTGATCGTTATGTTGTTTACAACCACTTACAACAACTTTGGTTCTACGGAACAATGGCCAGAACGGCTTGGGTTGACCGCGGAATTAATGATTATCCCTTGGCGGCGGGCACAGATGGTTATTTATATCTGCAAGAACTAGGGTTAAACGACGGGGAGAACAACACGGCGATTAATGCTTACATTGAGTCTAGCCAAGTGGACATTGGGGATGGAGAGAATTTTGCTTTTATCCGACGAATGATCCCTGATGTGACTTTTGCGGGGTCTTCTGCCGAGAGCCCCTCGGTTAATTTTATTCTTCAGACTAGAAATTTTCCCGGCGCTAATTACTCGGCGACGAGTTCTAAAAACGTGGCCAGATCGGCAACGGTCCCTGTTGAGCAGTTCACGGAGCAGGTACACGTTCGTCTTCGGGGACGGAGTTTGGCGTTAAAACTGGAAAGTGATGGATTAGACGTACAATGGCGTTTGGGATCGCCTCGTGTCGACATTAGACAGGACGGTCGTCGATGAGCCGGAAGCTTGTTTTACCGGATTTTCCGAACGCTCCGGAGATATACAATGCAACCTATATGTCTAATGTTGTTCGATCTTTTTCTATTTTCCTTCGCCAATTTAACAACCCCGGGGACATGCGGGGCACAGAATTGACCTTGACCAACTTGCAACAGAATGACTACAACTTGGAAGAGGGCGCACTTTTTCAACAAGACGGGATTGTAAAGATTACCATCGCGTATAAACCGCACCCAGCAGGGGTTTCTGGCCAAGGTTTGGTCGGTGAAGTAACGGTTTCTACGCCTTAGATGGTACAATACAGCATCGCTATGGGATGGAAATAATGACAGCAGCAGCTATTCAACAAGAACCGTATGAGGTTCCAGAAGGGGGCCTTGCGTCGTTTCTGACGGCTACTGAAGGGGATTGGTCGGATAAGGCTCTAGAGGGGCCAGAAACCGGTTATGTCATTCAGATGGCAGAAAAACTAACGGAGTATGGCCGTGAGGGTGATACTGAGTTAGCGCACGTGGCTCCGGGTGAAACCGTCGTCCCTCTTGAGGTATTGGACGCAGACCCAGAATTAAAGAATCGCTTGTTTGCGCAGATGCGAGACATGGGTCTGGAGCCCGAGCGCTACGTTGTTGGTAGCGAACTAAACAGCATTAACCCTGAAACCGGTCGTCCAGAGTTCTTTCTTAAAAAAATAGTTAAAGGAATTAAAAAAGCTGTTAAAGGAGTTGTAAAAGTATTTAAAAAGATTGCGCCAATTGTATTGCCGATTGCGCTTAACTTTATGTTCCCCGGTTTAGGAGCGATTGCTTCTGGCGCTTTGGGTTCTGGTATCGGCACCTTAGTTCAAGGCGGCAGTCTAAAAGACGCCTTCAAGTCCGCTTTAATTGGTGGCGCTATGGGCGGATTAGCTTCTGGGATTTCTGGCGCAATGGGTGGTCAAGGATTTGTAGAAGGCGTTAAAGGCGGCTTGCCCGGGGGCACCTTTGGTGGTGGCGCTCCAACACAAGCGCCTATAGAAACGGGAGTACCCGATTTTGTGGCTGGCGCTGAAGCAGGGGCTCTGCCTCCCGCTTTGGATACAGCCACTGTTGCGGCAGGCGCACCGGTCACGGCTCAGCAAGCGGTGGCGCAGGCGGTAGATCCTCTGCAACAATCCTTGATTTCGGCAAAAGATACGGCAGCACAACTAGGCCTTCCCGGAGGCCAACTTGCTCCATTGCCCACTGCCGCATCTCCGACGAGCGCCGCCGTTATGCAACAAGCACAAGCTAACGCGGCAGCACCTGCAATGTCCCCTATCATAGATACCGGCGCTTCTGCCGTAGCCGCAGCGCCTCCAACTGGAATTGAGCAGGTGGCGGGAACCGACATTTCGGCAGGCATTCCTACCGTAGGGGAACAACGCGGATTTTTTGATAAGGCCGGTGATTTCTTGTTTAGAGCCGGACAAAACCCCGCCGAAGTTCAAGCGCTTAAAGACGCCGCCTTCAAGCAAACCTATGCCGACACTTTAGCACGCTATCAAGGCTTAGGTGTTGCAGGCGACGTTGCTCAACAAGCTGCCCTAAAAGCAGCAGAAGCTGCCGCAGCTTCTGCTGGACCGGAGCTTTTTGGTTCTCAATTGCTGGCAAAATACGGTCCTTCAGCACTCGGGATTACAGGTTTGATGGCTGCCACGGGAGCTTTTGAGCAACCTGAGATGGGAGAATTGCCAGATGCCTTTGGCGGTATGACGGGCTCTAAGCTGTTACAAATGTACCCACAGCGATATGGGCTAGCAGCACCGGGGTCAGGATATGTTCCAATTACGGCGGCTAATGGCGGCGACATCTCAAGTTTCCCCCGTAAGAACGGCGCTATTTACGGCCCCGGTACGGAGACTTCTGACGATGTCCCCGCTATGCTTTCTGACGGGGAATTTGTTATGACCGCCCAAGCGGTACGTGGAGCAGGAAACGGTAGTCGTGAATTAGGGATGCGTCGAATGTACGACATGATGCGAAAGTTTGAAGGAGGCGCTGTCCGTGGCTGAAGAAGTTACTCGCCAGATAATTCAGGAAAACCCTGAAATCGAGGCGCATCGCCTTGGGTTACTGCAAGCTGTTCAACAGTTTATTAACCAAAACCTTTTGGAAATGCCTCCTCCGCCCGTTACGCCACCCGCGTATCAGGTTGCGGGGCTTACCCCCATGCAACAGCAAGCGGCACAAATGGCCCAGCAAGGTATTGGGGGTTATCAACCCTACCTTCAACAAGGTCTTGGGGCTATCCGGGCTGGGGAAGAGCTTACACGAACCGCGGGAGCCGGAGGACTTCAAGAAGCTTTGGGCGCCACGCGTGAGGGCCAAGCCGCATTAAGCCAAGCGGCACAAATAGCGGCTCAGTCTCGTCTACAACCTTACGCGTATCAACAAGCGGCACAACAGGCGCTTAGCGGTGCTACAGGGTATGGGTATGGAAGCGCGGGGCAGGCGTTACAAGGCTTAACCGGCGCAAGCGCCGAGTTTGGACCGGAAAGAATCCCTGCTTTCATGAACCCCTATGAAGAGCAAGTTGTTCAACAAACCATGCGAGACATTGCTCGCGAGGGCCAAATCCAAGAACAGGGATTGCAAGCGCAAGCTGCTGCCGCTGGGGCCTTTGGTGGTTCTAGACAAGCCGTCGCTGAGAGAGAACTTGCTCGTAATGTCATGGAGCAACAGGCTCGCACCGGGGCACAACTTCGCATGGGCGGGTATCAGCAAGCTTCTCAACAGGCACAACAAGCGTTTGAGCAGGCTCGTCAACGCCAGCTTGCACAAGCACAAGCTGGAGCGGGCATAGGCTTACAAGCCGCCGGTATGGGACAGCAAAGCGCTCAACAACTGGGACAGTTAGGGCTTCAATACGGTCAGTTGTCTCAAGCAGACGTTAACCAAATGATTAACATGGCACAAGCTTCAGGGCAGTTGGGACAAGGGCTTGGATCTTTGGCGCAGACTGGGGGCCAACTAGGTGCTCAATTAGGTCAACTGGGGCTACAGCAAGCGAGTCTTGGTCAGCTAGGTCAGCAATTAGGTCTTCAAGATATCAAGACGATGGAAGCAATGGGTGCGCGTGATCAAGCGTTACAGCAGGCTATTTTGGACGCGCAGCGTCAAAGCAATCTGCAACTTTATCAAATGCCTTACCAGCAGTACTCCTTCTTGAGCGACATTTACAAAGGGACGCCTTCTTCACAACAGGTAACTCAGATCAGTCAATCGCAAGATCCTTCCACCTTCCAGCAAATTGCAGGACTTGGCATTGCGGGCCTTAGCGCCGCAGGCGGGGCAAAACAACTGGGGATGTTTTCATGAACGTATATAACCGACCTCTATTTAGACAAGCCGGTGGCCCAGCGCAACCTATGCCTCAAGACATGATGGCCCAGCCCATGCCTCAAGAGGCCGCTATGGTTGAGCAAGCAGAAATGATGGCCGCTCAACAAGCCGAGCAACTGGGCGCACAGTATGCTCAGGACATGATGGCAAATGTAGATCAGGCAGAATCTGCTGAAGATTTGATCAACGCCATCAGAGGCAACCAGATGCCAATTTCGGCTCGCGTGGAAGAGCTTGGGGCTTTTGTCGGCATGGAAGACGCACAAGCTACGCCAGAGTCCGTGCTGGCCATGGTACAGCCTGTCATCATGATGACGGAAGAAGGGGCTATGAACAGCGGCATCGGCGAGTTAATGCAGGGCATTATTGGCGATGTAGAAATGACTACAGAAGGCGGTATGCCTAATGAAATGGGCCAAGGCGTAGGAAGCCTCATGATGGCCGGGGCGCAGGAGGCTCCCGTTCCTCAAAATTTTAACCAAGGCGGTGCCGTGCAAAGTTATGCACTCGGCGGTATCGCCATGCCTCCTGCTTTTGCTCCGTTGTTGGATGAGGGCCAAGACGCGGACTTGTTACAACCCATTGAAGTAACAGCAACGCGGCGCGAACCAATGACCACGGACCAAGAAACAGGGCCCGCTGAAATGCTTTTGTCTGGGAGCACTTTTGGTGACTCTGTAAAGGGCTACTACAATGAAATGTTGCCTTTATATCAAGAAATTCTAGGTCAAACAGAAGATCAAGAAAGATATAACAAAGCACAAGCCTATTTTGACTTGGCGCAGGCAGGATTATCTTTGGCTTCAGGCACGGACCCTAGAACAGGTAAAAGTGTAGCGGGGCAACCTTTTGGCGCACAGTTAGCGGCGGCGGCTTCTACGCTACCGGCGGCCTTTCAAGCACGGGCCGCGGAACAACGTAAACTAGAGCAAGGCGTTAAGAGTGCCGCGCTGTCTGGTGCCATGGAGCAAGCCCAGTTAGAACAAAAGTACTTAAATGATCTTTTGATTTCACGCATGGCAACGGCGTCAAGACTTGCGGCAAAGGGACTTGATGAGCGTGTTGTTTTAGATAGAGAAGGTAATGAGGTGGCCGTTCTTAATGTGAACAACGCCGCGGACCTTGCGACCTATGAAAACTACAAGGGTACGGGCCAATACACTTTTAGAAAGATCACTTCCGACGGGGCAGAGTCTTTAACAAACTACATCATTCAGGCTCCTGACGGCGGTCGAGAGCTTGTTGAAAGTTTTGACAACGGTAAAACGTATATTGGCCCTGACGGCACGGCGGTTAAGATGCCCACCGGAGAAGGGTACAGCACTGCGGTGGCGCCACCGGAGCAAGTTGCTGAGCTACAGAAAAGCATATCTTCGGAAAACAAATACCGAAGGCTTCTTAGCAACATGCAAGAAGGTCAGTCGTCCCCATCTGAAGGTGTTTTAGCCGACCCGTCGTACACAAACAGTATTTTGTCTACCGCTTCTTTAAATCAACAAGCAATTGAAGAAGCCACCGGGGAGCCGTTAAACATAGAGGAAGGTGCTAAAGCTCTTAATGCGGTCAAACAATCCGCCTATGCGGCAGCTAAAGAAGGCACCGGCATGGGAGCAGGATTCACAGCCGCAATGGACAAGTACTTTGGCTATTTTCAAAGTGGTTTGGACGCTGACGATGCTACCACCTTGGCGGCCAGACAATATTTGAAAGCACTTCGGTTTATAGGAAAAGTGGCGTTGGTGACTAATCCACGATTCCCTGTTGCTGAAATGCAATTGGCTTCTGAATTGTTCCCAGATCCCGATACCTTCTTCGCCAACCCAGAATCAGAGGCATTAAAGTTGTCTCAGATTAAAGCAGTAACAGATCAGCTTTATACCACTACCATAGGGGATTTAGCGCGAGGCGGGTTGGATTCTACTCAGCGAAGAGAAGCTGAAAACAGTCTTCGAGAAATTGAATTGTTGCGCACTTTACTAGGCGACATACCCGCGATTGGGCAAGAGCAATTCGCACAAAACCGTTTCGATTTGAGTGGGCAAAGGACAACCCAACCGGGTTACGGCACAGGGGTTCAGTAATGGTCGATCAAGTGATTGAGCCGTCTGAAGAGCAGGATGAAGTCGTTTTAGACATTGTTTATCCCAAAATTTCTTCAGACTTATATGAGCAGAATCTTCGACGAAATCCGCAAGAAGAAGGGCTGCCTAAAAATATAACGCCCGAAATGATGCTGGCGATTGATACCGCTTTTGCATTAAAGGAAAAAAATCCTTCTTTATTCGGGAAGGACGAAGACCCGTATAAATCCATCGCTCTTGGGCAGTCTAAGCTTACTCCAGCCGAAGATCAGGGGGTTCAATTAACGGATGCAGAAATCTTGCGCCGTTACCTACGAAACCCTGAAAACAAGCCCATGCGAGAAGGCTCTTTTGCAAAAGGGTTTAAAAAAGAAATAGCGCCTCAAGCGGGCGGATTAGCTGGTTTTATAACTGGAGCCAAGATAGGTTACGCCTTACAAAAACCAATTCCCGCAGTAAACCCTTTTGCTATTGGTGCAAAATTCCTTATCCCAGTAGCAACAGGGATCGGTGGCCAAATTCTGGGTGAAGAAGGCATAGAAGAAATACGCGATCGTTTCTTTGGGGAACCAGACCTTGTCGCACCCGGAGAAGGTGCTCGCATGGAAAGAGTGGGTGAAACTGCCGCGATTGGCGCTGCTTTTTTACCATTTCCATTCTTGACCACCAAAAAAGCACTAGATTTTGGCGCAGGAAAATATTTAGAGAATCTTCTGGAACTTAAAAACATTAAGCTAGAAAAAGCTTTTGAGGCAGGCCCCTTACCAAAGCGTGCGGCAAAGGCGGCTATAAAAAAAGCCACGGCTAAAGGCCCACGGACCACGCGCCTTATCAGTTCTGCTGAAAGGAACATTCCCCGAATCGGACAAAGGGCCGCAGAAAAGCCCGGACGCACTCTTTTGGAAGAAGCGGGATTTGCCGGAGGCGCCACAGGGGCCCGGTACTTTTCTGAAGAATATATGGACGGAGAATATGCTCCTCTTGCGGAAATTGCCGGGGGCATAGCAGTAGGTTTGGCAGGCCCTGCGGTCATAGGTCTCCCGTACACCGCAATAAAGAACAGAGAAGCCATTTATGACGGGTTGAAAAAAATAAAAGATGCGTTTACCCCGGGTAGTAATGTAGGTGTGGCGGACCTTTTCAAAAGGAAAGGTGACAACCAAGCTTTGGTGGACGTTGTAAACATTATTGAAGAGCGTCTCCAACAAGCTGGGGAAGACCCTGAAAAAGTGGCGCAAATTTTAGAAGATCTCACGTCCAACTCTCAATTCAGAGAATTTACATCAGGCACGTTATCTCAAAGCCCAACATTGCTTCGCATCGAAGATGAGATGGCGGGCATTTTCCCCGAATTAAAAGAGCAGGGAAAACAAGGCCTTCGCAGTGCAATAGATAGTTACAAGAATTTAATTGCCGCTTTTGCCATGGTGGGAGATGCCGGGGCATTGCGCCAAGTTGAAGGCGCTTTTCAAGACACGTTGGAACAAGCCTTCACGCAAAAACTATCCCAGCAGGCTCAAAAGGTTTTAGAGGCCGCTAATAGGATTGGAACGGGGGAGACAGAAGAAGCGGTAGGCAGAGCGTTACAAGAGAATCTGTCGCAGGCTTTAACTGCCGCACGTGCAAAAGAACGATTTTTATACAACCAAATCCCTAACACCGAAATTTCTGTTTTCCGTGCTTTCCCGGAAGAAGGCGAAGAAGTGGGAGAGATCCGTGAGATTCCGAATCTTTTCGACTGGGTAGATCTTCTCCCAGAAAGTCGTGCAGAGTTAAAAGCTCTCCCAAGACCTTTGCAAACCAGCATCGACTTCATAAAAGAAGTTTTAGAGGATTCTGGAATCGATACAAGTCGATTAGGGAAGCGAGGACCTTCTGCGGGCATAACGGAGTCTTCTCAAGAAACAGCTAGAATAGAAGCCCGTATTGAAAGATTGGCGCAACAAAGACAATCTATCTTGGACCGTATGCCGCAAAGAACGGTTAACGGTATGCGTAACTTGTTGGATTTGGGTAGCAACAGCCCTCGTTTTTCTTCGCTGCCCGTAGAAGAGCAAGTGATGTCTGTTAGAAGCGATCTAAGGACTATTGATGACCTTATAGAAGCTACTCGCGGGCGAAGAAACATCCCTGAAGATCAGTTCAGGATGGAAGAGCTAAAGCAGATCCGTCAACTTCTTAACAACCGGTTAAGCTCTGCTAGGGCTCAAGACGACTTAGCCAATGTTGGCGCACGCGTTGTAGAAAGAACCGCAGAGGATCAACTAGCTGACACAATAGTGGATCTTAGGATTTTGGTGGACGAGCTTAGACAAGCTGGCGAACCTATAGTGATCTCTTCCAATAAGTTAAGTGGCATTCGATCACGAGCATTAGCTTCTGGAAGAGAGTTAGAGGCAAATGCCAAATACAACGACGCTAGATTGTCAAACAGGTTTGCGGAGTTAGTGGACCAAGATTTGACCGGGGCGGTTGGCGATATAGGGGGAGATCGTGCGGACACCATACGAGCGGCGTTAACCATGGCGCGCGCTTATTCTTCAGCCCTTAACGATGTTTTCACGCGCGCTTCTGCTCCTGCCGCGGTCCTCGGAACACGGACTACCGGGGCGGATAGATTAAGCCCCGAAGAATCTATTCGCTCGCTGTTTACGGGGCGTAGCGATCGGGTGTATCGAAACGCAAAAGAAATAGCTAGGGTAGGTCAGTTTTTGCGAGACGAGGTCAACCCTGACATAGAATTGATTGAAGATCTTCCCGGGTACATTGATGTTGGAAGAATCGTTGGCGATGTCCCGGACGTTTTAGAGCGTGCGCTTCGTAACATTAGATCAACCGCATTGCGTCCTCGTGAGGGAGAAGAAGTTGGCGAACTCTCGTTAAACATTCCAGAACTTACTCGGTGGTTAGAGGACCCTACTAACCAACAACTCTTGGCAATTTTCCCTCGTCAATTGGAAATGGATCTTCGCGATGCCGATGCCGCCTATGAGCTTTTAATGACTGCTCGTAAGCAAGCAGATCAATCTGCAAAAGAGGCAAGAGAGAGACTGTCTTTTAAAAGGCTTATCGACAAGGGCGATGAAACACCTACGGCTGTAATTAGAGGAGCGCTATCTTCACAGCGGCCTTTGTTTGAGTTGAATCAAATCTTAACAACGATCAATAGGTCTGATGTAGATTCTAAAATTAGGGAAGAAGCGAGAGAGAGCTTAAAGTCAGGAGTCTTTGATTGGGCGATCACGCGATCCAGCAATCGTGACGGGGACCTAAACCCTACTCGCATGTACGATAGCTTGTTTGCCCCCACTTCTTCAGGTTCTCAAGTCACCCCGGCTGATTGGCTTATCAGCAAAAATTTGTTGAGCAAAACAGAGGCTGAGACCATTCAGCGATACTTGGCTGAAATGAGAAACCTAGAAAGCTTGACTGCCAAGGGCGGCCTAGACGATCTAATTAAGCAAGAAGGCCCCCTAAGGGATCTGGCTTTACGGATCATAGGTGCAAAATTAGGTACTACCGCATCTTCCATCGTTGGGGGTAGCGAAGCAAGCTTGATCGCAGCAGCGGCAGGCTCGCGTGCATTACGAGCCCTTTTTGTTAGCAAGTCGGGCATTAACAACATGAAAGCATTTAAGATGTTGTTGCAAGATCCCGAGACGTTGGCTCGCCTTCTAAAGACTCCTCGCAATAGGCGAGAAGCAAAAAATCTGTACCAATTGGCGAAAGACTGGGCCATGAGCAAAGGGTTTGTGTTCTCTCGACGCGCCTATGTCGCTGGGCAAGAGCCGGGCGAAGACGGTTTTGAAGCACAGGAAGCAGAACAACCACAAGAGTCACCCTTTGTCTTAACGCCGGAAGAACAGGCACTGTCGGAACAAGAGGCTCGTCGGTTATTGGAAGAAGATAGGCGCATGGCCGCACCACGGCCCACGGCCCAAGTGTCAATGCCGCCGGTGTCAATGCCTACGCCTCAAGCGGCTCCTGCTCCGGCGGCGCCTGCACCACAGCAACGGGCTCAGTACGCGGCGTTGTTCCCTGAAGATCCTATCTCGGGGTTAATACAGAGCGGCGGCATCGCTAGCTTAGCCAGTTAGCCACATCCTCTTTAAGCACTGTCCCGGCAAGATTAATCTTGTCGCGCAGTGCTTCTAGTATTTTCTCGTCGATAGTGCCCGGGCTTACTAAGTCGATATACGTCACGCTTTGCTCTTGGCCGATACGGTGCGCCCGGTCTTCCGACTGTAGTCTAATTTCTAGGTCATAGCTGTTGCTGTAATAGATGACTGTGTTGGCTTCTGTCAGCGTAATACCGTAGCCCCCTGTACGGGGTTGACCGATAAAGAAACGCAGTTCTGACTCAGGGTCTTGAAACCGGTCTACTGTTTCCTGCCGGTCATCTTGCTCAGTGTCTCCGTAGTACGTCGCCACAGCATTAGCGCCATACTTTTTGCGTAGCGCCTTCTCAATTCTCAAGATATCGTAGGTCCACGTTGCCCAGATAATGGCTTTGCCTTGAACCTCTTCCGTTACTGCTAACAATTCCTCTAGACGGTTATTCTTAACTTCTTGTATTTCACCTTCATCGGGCTGCAAGAAACCACAGCATATTTGCTGAAGCCGCATGATCTGAGTCAGTACAGAAGCGGTAGTGGCCAACTTGCCCTGCGACAATTGCGCTAGGGCCAAGTCACTCATCTGTTTATACAGCCGCATTTGCTCGGCAGTCAGGGGTATTTCCCTGCGTTGATAAACCTTTTCTGGCAAGTCAAGGCAGTCTTTTTTGAGCACTCGCAAGCTGAACTGGTCTAATTTATCCCCTAGCTCATCCAAGCGGCGGTACCCGGTGATCTCGTTAAAGCTGTGCGCCCCCATGCTACGACGTTGGATAATGGCGTAACGGTTCTGAAATCCGTAGTAACTGTTGAATCCAAGGGCGTCCAGATCAAGGAAAGCACACTGGCTAAACAAATCCATGGGGCTTTTGGTAATCGGGGAGCCCGTTAAGATGCGCCGATACTTCGATTCTTTTGATATCTTCAGCAAGTTTTTGGTGCGTTGCGCACTCTTATTCTTGATACTGGTGCTCTCGTCAAGCACCGTGATCGCGTTTGGATTAAGCATCAAAAACTTCTGCGCGGCAGAGTAACCTTTGTCAGTGCTGAAGGCTTCCGTATTCATGACAAGGATGTGCAAGAACCCCGGCTCACGGTTCTGGGGGTCCGCAAGTTGTTGAATTTCCTCGCGAAATTTCTTAGTGAAATTAGGCTGCCAACGGACTATCTTGTAAGGCACGGCGTCGGAAAGGTGCGTAGGTATTTCTTTTTTAACCCAGTTATCAAACACGCCCTTGGGTGCAATGATCAATGCGGTGTCAATTTCTTTTGCGAGGAACAGCGACCCCATTGTGTCGATTGCAACTTTTGATTTTCCGGTACCCATCTCCATGAACAGGCCAAAGTATGGTCTCTGCCAAGACGCTTCAAACGCCTGCATTTGGTGGTCATATGGCTTAGTTTTGAATTGATACATGAAAAGTTACCATTTCCCTGTTGACATACGATTGTATGGGATCGTAGACTGCGCGTCCAGCCCTCAAAAAAGGGCCGATTAACGAAAGGAGAAAAATCATGAGCAATTCGCTCTTGCAAGAAATGGAAGCAGACCAAACCACTGTTTCCGCCGTGGAAGCGGTAGACCAATCTGGTTTGAAAAGCATAGCAGGGATTGCCCGCGCGGTAAGGGATCAGGAGGATTTGGTGCAACGCCTTGAATCCGATCTCAAAGCGGCAAAGAAAGACCTGCTGAAACTCACCGACGAAGACCTACCTGCAATGCTTCTTGAACTCGGACTCAGTTCGTTTGAACTGGATGACGGGTCCAAAGTGACTGTGCGCCCGACGTATGGAGCCCACATCAAGGCAGACAACAAGGAGACCGCGTTTGATTGGTTGCGTGCAAATGAGTACGGTGACTTAATCAAGAACACGGTGTCTTGTCAGTTTGGCCGGGGCGAAGACCATGAAGCAGTTGAGTTCATGGAATATGCTCAGAAGCTTGGTTACGCCACCGAGCAGAAAACGGACGTGCATCCGTCTACCTTGAAGGCATGGGTCAAGGAACGTGTACAAAACGGGGATGAATTCCCAATGGAACTATTCGGGGCCTTTGTAGGGCAACGCGCAACAATCAATAGGAGCAAGTAATATGACTGCTAAAAATGTGGCAACTAAGGAGGCGCAAAATGACATCGTTGTCTTCGATGCGTCAATCTTTGAAGCGGACGCTGGAATGGGTTTGGAAAATCTCGGGCAAGATGATATTGCGCTCCCCTTCCTTAAAGTACTCTCTCGTCAAGACCCGACTCTGGACGATCTGGAAAACGCTAAGGCTGGAGATATCCTCAATACCGTTTCCAACGGTGTCTACGGTGGCAAAACAGGTATTAGAGTGGTGCCTTGTGCTTATCAACGCCGTTTTGTTGAGTGGGCTCCTCGTGGCAGTGGTAACGGCGCTCCTATTAATATCTTTACTCCAGAAGATAAACGACCGAAAACCGAACGCGGAGATGACAACAAGGATTATGTAGTCGGTGGTAATGGCTCATATCTGGAAGAGACTCACCAGCACTTTGTCCTCGTGTTAGAAGAGGACGGCACGGTGACCTCTGCACTGATTGCCATGAAGTCTACTCAACTCAAGAAGAGTCGGAAGTGGAACTCCATGGTAGCGCAGCGCTCTGTAATGGGGAAGAACGGCCCGTTCACCCCACCACGCTTCAGCCATATCTATCGGCTGAAAACAATCTCTGAGGAAAACTCCAAGGGATCGTGGCACGGCTGGGAAATCAGCCTTGAGGGCATGGTAGACGACGCTGCGGTCTACAAGCAGGCAAAAGACTTTGCCGAATCGATCTTGCGCGGTGATGTCGAAGTCAAGCACTCCGACGACCAAGCAGGCGGGAGCAACGACGCCCCGTTTTGATCAACTAGTGGGGCCTTCGGGCCCCACATTATTTCTTTGGGATATTTATGTCAGACGCAACAAAACAATTTGCGGCCATTTTTGATGGCCTAAAATGCGCCTACGGCACCTTTGAAATCGATAGCAAAAAATCTAATGGCAAAAATGTTGGCAAAGCTCGGGTAGTCCGCGAACCACGGACCACGGAGCAATTTGAACAGCACCTATCGGGGAAAGGCGCAGGTATCGGGATCATCCCAATCAACGAGGATGACATGTGTAAATGGGGGTGCATCGACATCGATGAGTACCCGCTGGACCATAAACGACTAATAGAAAAAATTCGTAGAGCCGGGCTACCTCTGGTAGTATGCCGCTCAAAATCAGGCGGTGCTCACCTGTTCTTGTTTTCTCAGGAATGGATTACCGCGAAAAGAATGAGGGACACTCTCCAGCATATAGCCAGCGCGCTAGGCCATGGCTCCTGCGAGATATTCCCCAAACAAATTAAGCTGTACCTTGATCGGGGGGATGTCGGCAACTTCCTTAACATGCCGTATTACGATGCGGAGGAAGGGTTGCGCTATGCCATAAATGATGACGGTTCAGCGGCTACGTTGGACGAATTTTTTGGCCTCTATCAAACGCATGCGCAAACGCCGGAACAAGTTGAGGCGCTCACCAAACAATCCTTCGACAACAGTCCGATCGTGGACGGTCCGCCCTGCCTCCAAACCTTATGTGCTAACAAAATCTCCGAAGGCGGAAGAAACAACGGACTCTTCAACATAGGGGTCTACCTCCGTAAGGCGCACCCGGACAACTGGCAGGATGAAATCCTCAACTACAACATGGCGTATGTGGATCCACCGCTACCACTGTCAGAGGTGAATCTTGTCGTAAAGCAGTTGGAGAAAAAGGATTACGCGTTCCGCTGTGGTGAACCGCCTATCCAGCCGTATTGCAACAAAGAGCTTTGCCAGACGCGGAAGTTTGGTATCGGCTCCGCGGTCTCCGATGCGGCGGTGGCTAACCTTCGCAAGTACAACTCTATACCCCCTGTGTGGTTTATTGATGTCAACGGCATACCCCTTGAGCTAGACACCGATGCTTTGCTGAATCAATCAGCTTTCCAAAAAGCTTGCGTGGAACAGCTTAACTTCATGCCACAGACCATGGCCAAGCGATCGTGGGAAGGACGCATCAACCAGTTGATGAAGGAGATGATAGAGACCGAAGGCAACATCATGGAGGTTTCTGAAGACGCCAGCATCAATGGCCAGCTTTACGAATTCCTTGATGAATTCTGCACCTCTACGCAACGAGCAGAGGACCGGGAAGAAATACTGTTGCGCCGTCCATGGGTGGATGATGAGCACAATACCATCCACTTTAGGTTGAAGGACTTTGAGAGCTTTTTGCGTAAAAACAGATTCACTGAGTTTCGTACACACAAGATCGCTCAGCGCCTACGGGACATCAATGGAGAGTCAGCGCTCCTGAAGATTAAAGGCAAACCTGTGCGTGTGTGGAAGATACCCATGGATGACGTGACACAGAGCAGAGTCCTCGCACCACGGTTCACGGAACAACGTCAAGAAGCGCCGTTCTAATGTTCCGTATATTCGGCCCACCGGGGACAGGGAAAACTACCACCCTCCTTAACATGGTTGATAAGGCCATGGAGGAGGGCATTTCCCCGAACCAAATAGGGTTTTTTGCGTTTACTAAAAAGGCTGCAAACGAGGCAAAGGAGCGGGCGACTAAGCGCTTTAAGCTTAACCCTGAAAAAGACTTGCCTTACTTCCGAACCATTCATTCTTTGGCGTACCGCATGCTTTCTGTAAAGGAACACCAAATGATGAGCGGCGAACATTACAGAGCCCTTTCCGAACGAATTGGATTTCAGCTAACAGCCTCTTCTAACGATGAGGAAAGCACGACGTTTAAGCATACTGACCATCCTATTTTGGCGCTGATAAATTTAGCTAAAGCAAAAAAGCAGTCGCTCCACCGAACATATAATCAAAGCGATATTAACTTCACATGGACAGAGGTCCAGTATGTTGCGGATGCCTATCAGAATTATAAAGAAGCATTCGGCTTAATTGATTTCACAGACATGCTTCAGAATTTTATCGATGAGGCCCATGTCTTTCTGCCCAACTTTAAACTGGTTTTCCTTGATGAAGCACAAGACTTGTCTCCCTTACAGTGGGACATTGCCCACAAATTAGATGAGTGCTCCGAGAAAATGTATTGCGCCGGGGACGACGATCAGGCTATTTATCGTTGGGCTGGCGCAGATGTTGATCATTTCATCAATCTGCCCGGAGGTGCCGAAGTTTTGGAGCAAAGTTACCGGGTGCCTAAATCGATACACAATGTGGCGTCAAGGATTTCAAGCCGTATCAAAAACAGATTCCCAAAGGTTTACCGCCCGCGGGAAGAAGAGGGCAACGTGTTTCGGACTTACGACATAAGCTCCATAGATATGTCAAAAGGAACATGGTTGATCATGGCGCAAGCAAACTACATGCTATACCCCATACAACAGGTTTTAAAAAGCAACGGATACCTGTATGAGAAACAGAATTCAGGGCGGTCTATTGGTGAAAAAATGTCCATTGCGATCAATGGCTGGGAAGCTTTGCGGAAAGGCCGAGCGGTGCCCACGGGAACTGCACAGTGTATTTATGGCTACATGAGCGGCAACGGCGATAAGATAAAGCGAGGCCACAAAAACATTAAGGCCCCAGACGAAGCGCTTTTAACAATGCAAGACCTTAAAGATAATTTTGGGCTACTTGCTGACGAATCCATGATTTGGCATGAAGCCATGGATAAAATACCAGAAGGGGATCGCGCCTATATCACAGCGCTTCTCCGCCGGGGCGAGAAGTTCAATGCCCAACCAAGAATACGTCTGTCCACGATCCACGGAACTAAAGGCGGTGAAGCCGAGAATGCCGTGCTCATGACAGACCTTACCGCAGCAGCAATGGATCAATCGGGGGATGATCTACACCGGGTTTTTTATGTCGGTGTCACTCGTGCGTCCAAGAACCTGTATATCGTTGAACCAGAAGACTACATGAGAGCATACGACCTATGAGCAGAAATGATGAAATGAGCACCATCGCGTGCCCGAAGTGCCGAAAAGAAGCACAAGAAGTTATCCATGCGGAGCAGAGAATCCGTAGAGGTTGGTGGTGCCCTGCGTGCAACCATTTCGAAAATGCAATTCATAGAGAAAGGAAAGTTGCATGACAGGCAAACTACAGATGGCGATGTTTCCGCCAAAAACCGACTGGGTTCCCCCTGCGGAATTGCCGGATATCTTTGAAGCTGAAGAAATTGCCATCGACGTGGAAACCCGGGACCCCAACTTAAAGAACAAAGGCCCCGGGTGGCCTACCAAGGACGGTGAGATAGTAGGCTATGCCGTCGCCGTTGCGGGCTGGAAAGGGTATATCCCTGTCGGTCACGCAGGCGGCGGTAACCTCGACTTCCGCATTGTCAGCAAGTGGCTGAAGAAAGTCTTTGAAAGCCCCGCCGACAAAATAATGCACAACGCCCAGTATGATCTGGGTTGGATCAGGGCCCACGGCTTTACCGTCAACGGCAGAATCATCGACACCATGATGACCGCCAGCCTGATTGACGAGAACCGATTCAGCTACAGCCTGAACGCGCTGTCCTACGAATACCTTGGCAAGACAAAATCCGAAAAGACCCTTGTTGAGGCGGCCAAAGATTTTGGCGTTGATCCCAAGGGTGAGATGTGGAAACTCCCAGCCATGTATGTTGGCCCCTACGGGGAGACCGATGCTGAGCTTACGCTGGAGCTATGGAACCACTTCAAGACCTTGTTGAACCGGGAAGACCTGTGGGACATCTGGGCGCTAGAAATGGAGCTATTGCCCTACCTGACAGAGATGACCATGCGGGGCATCCGGGTGGATCTAGACAAGGCGGAGCGCACCAAACAGCACGTCATGAAAGAAGAGAAGGCGGTGCGTAAGCACCTCAAGAGCCTTGCAGGTATGGATGTGGATATCTGGGCGGCCACCTCCGTGGCTAAGGCCTTTGACTCACTTTCATTAAAATACCCCAAAACTGAGAAGGGCTCTCCAAGCTTTACTAAACAGTTCCTGTCAGAACACCCCCACGAGTTTGCTCAGATGGTGGTAAAGGCCCGCAACCTCAACAAGATGAACGGCACGTTTATCGACGGCATCCTGAAGTATGTACATGGTGGCCGGATCCACAGCCACATCAACCAGCTACGCTCTGACGACGGGGGCACCGTCTCAGGCCGTATCTCTATGAACTCGCCCAACCTACAGCAGATACCCGCACGGGATCCCGTACTGGGCCCCATGCTCCGCGGGCTGTTCCTCCCCGAGGAAGGCACTCAGTGGGCGGCCATTGACTTCTCGCAACAGGAACCACGGATCTTGGTCCATTTCGCTAAAAACTTTAGTGATTACAAGGGGATAGACATGCCCGGGGTCAATGAATTTGTGCAGATGTACAACGAAAACCCCGACGCCGACTTCCACAACATGGTGGCGGAAATGGCAAAAATACCAAGGAAACAAGCCAAGGTTATCAACCTCGGCCTAATCTACGGCATGGGCGTCAACAAGCTGTCAGACCAACTGGATGTTTCCGTGGCCGAAGCCAAAGAACTGATGCAGCAGTACCACAAGTCCGTACCCTTCGTTAAAGGGCTCATGAAGGGCGTACAGCAACGTCTGGACGACCCCCGATCCTCAGGGTCTTTGCGCTCTTTAAAGGGCAGGAAGTGCCGTTTCGACCTCTGGGAGCCCGATAGCTTTGATATGCACAAGGCGTTGCCTAAAGATGAAGCCATCGCGACTCACGGCCCAACGACCAGACTACGCCGGGCGTACACCTACAAGGCGCTAAACCGCCTAATTCAGGCGTCTGCCGCGGATATGACCAAGCAGGCCATGATTAACGTGTGCCGAGAGGGCGAAATCCCCATGCTACAGGTCCACGATGAGCTTGCTTTTGCTGTCCAAGACGCCGAGCACGCCAAGAAATTGTCCAGCATCATGGAAAATGCCCTGCCGTTGCAGGTTCCCAACAAGTGTGACGTAGAAATCGGACCATCATGGGGCGAATGCGTTGAGGTTGAATGAGTCTAAGACCTAGCCTATACTGTCCCATATGTCTAAGGAGGTCCAGATGGATACGACAAAATGGAAATCCGTGCTTTTGCCACGTGAGGTTTATGAAGAGTTGGTGGTGATTGCCCGGGTTGAAGGGCGGACGCTTAGCGGCCAGTTGCGCTACATGCATGAGGCATGGAAATCAGAGAACTTGTCCCACAATGATCAAGACTATATTGCGGAGCAGGTTGAGGCGTTCAAGAAAGAAAATGGTGAGAAGTCGCTGACTTCCAAGAGCTTTTCAATATGAGCAAATCAAACTTTAACTCTATGATGGTTAAGTTTCACGAAGCGTATGAAAAAATTCTCGAAAAGTACGAAACTAATAAGCCCATCCATAAAGAAGATTTTGACAACCTTCATATATGGCATGACTTTTTAAAGGCAAAGTTTGATTATGAGCGAGAAAAGAACGCAAAAGACGTTGGACGAAGTTAACAGTCCAGCGCACTATGCAAAGGGGGGCATAGAGTGCATAGAGGCGATAAAGGACAGTATGACATCGGAAGCATACCGAGGTTATCTGAAGGGTTCCGTCTTAAAGTACCTTTGGCGGTACGAAAGCAAAGGAAGCGAGCCCGAAAAGCACCTCCTGAAAGCCCAGTGGTTTCTGGAGAGGCTTTTGGAAACTTTCTCGGAACCCTCGCCGAAGACGCAATCGACGCCGTCCGAGCAGCCCAAGCTCTTTGTAAAAGGTTCAAAGAACCCGTCGTGATTCAAGAAGACTTATCGGTGGTGCTAGAACGGCATTCCACCAAGACGATTATCGAACGCATAACCCCTTGACTGCGATCGCATAATCGGTATCATTGGTTGTGGTTACTCCTAAGTTGTAACTGCGGGTTCGCAAAGTTTTCTCCCAAAGTGACTTTTCTTTGAACCCAAGCCCCGTTATAGGTGTCATGGCCTGTAACGGGGCTTTTTTATTAGTGTATCGTCTCCCCGGGTTGCGGAAATATCGACCCCAGCGACTGCACAAAACAAGGTCCCGGCTGGCCCAGATAAATGCCTAGAATGTTGAAGTGAATAAACTCCTGCGCCTCTTCCAGCGTCATGTCTTCACTGTCCACCAAAATCCTAACCATCCTCTGGATGTCATAGACCAGTACCTCTTGATCACCGTCCGGTGTCGCTACCGATCCAATCCCAATTATTGCGCCATCAAAACCTTCGGGACCAACCATTGAAATCTACCTCATCGTATACTATGTTCTATCCACGGCCCACGGACCAAGAGTCATTTTAACATGGACTTAATTAAAGCCATCGATCTGGGCACCGAGAAAAATGCTGAGCGAGAGCGACGCTCGTACATCGGTGCAAGCAACGTGGGAAACCCCTGCGAAGCTGCCCTGCAATACAGCCTTCGTGGTTATCCCCAAAAAAGCATCCCTGCCGCCGTACTACGAATCTTTGAACTCGGACACGACATCGAAGAGAAGGTTGTCAAAGACCTAAAGCAGGCAGGCGTCCTTGTCTACGAAGTCGATCCTAAAACCAAAAAGCAGTGGGAATATACAGCGTTCGGAGGGCACCTGCGAGGCCACGCCGACGGGGTCATGGCTACCGATAAAAAAGCCCCTGTGCCCGCCATCCTTGAAATTAAATCAATGAACGACAAAAAGTGGACAGCCTTCAAGACCCGCGGCGTCTACTACAGCCACCCCGTCTACTTCGCACAAGTGCAACTACTCATGGGGCTCTCCGGTTACTACGAGTCATGGGTGATCGCCTACAACAAAAACACCTCGGTGTACCACGCCGAACACATCGAATTTGACTACGACTACTACATCCGGTTGCTCGCCAAAACAAACCGCGTTGTGCGCTACGGTTCCGCAAAGCGCGTCTCTAACAACCCCCTCGCCTTTGAGTGCCGCTATTGCAACTTCAAGCCACACTGCTGGCCGCACGGGGAAACTTCACTACCCATCTCCGTCGAATGCAAAACCTGTAAGCACGCTAAGCCCGTCGCTAAACGAAAATGGTTCTGCACGAAACACGGATCACGGGCCACGGAGCCTTGCTCACACTGGTACAAAGTAGAATCTACGGAGGCAGAAGAATGAGTAGAACAACCTGCTGGTATTGCGGCGGCGAGCTAATATGGGGCGGAGATATTGATCTGGAAGAGGAAGACACCTACGACATAGAGTCAAATCTCACCTGCTCAAGCTGCGACGCCTTTGTTTCGTATTACATAAAAGTAGAGCAAAAAGATGATAAACTGGCGTGAAGCCCTCATCCTTTTTGTTTTGTTCCTTGTTCTCATGGAGCTAGGATGGATTTAATTCTTTCGCTTGGGGGAGCGATCGATGAAGCAATGTTATTCCTGCGGCGAAAAAAAGCCCGAAGATAAATTCACGCGCTCTAAAAGATCTAAGAACGGCGTCACTAATATGTGCAAAGATTGCGACAATGTTAGGACTAAAGGACGCATTTTCCGATCCCCAGAAACGCTCCTACGGCGACGCTTTATTGATCTCCGATCACGGGCCACGCGCCGTAAAGAAAAAATTGGGATAACCCCGGAAGACCTCATTGCCCTCTACAAAAAACAACACGGCCTCTGCGCCCTAACCTCAATGCCAATGACGTGGGCAAACGATGGCGAACACTCAAACAGCGCCGAAAGACGCGGAACCTCTATCAGCGTAGATCGGATCGACCCAAGCATCGGCTATACCAAAGAAAACATCCGCCTAGTCTGCGAACGTGCAAATAAAGTTAAAGGCAACATGGACGACGGCGAGCTCTACTTCTGGTGCCGACAAATCTCCTACCACCTCAACTCCTTCCCCGAAGAAGACTAGCCCCCACCCTTCTCCTTCAGCCGCAACACCGCACGCTCAATCATCTGCAACCGCTCTTCGTAAAAGTTTAACTTCTCATGGACCTCGGACCACGCGTCACGGTCCTCCGCAAAATCTAAGTCGAGATCATCACACTCATCAAAGAACTCGTCCCAGTCGCGCTCTTCACTATTGCTCATCGACAAACAACTCCCGCTTAGACACAATCCAGTCTTTCGGAATCGCTAACTCCGCGTCCCCCTCAATGGCCTCACCATCCTCAACAATAATGTGAGGACAGATAACCAACCGGTCATCATCCTCATGCACAATCAATCCGCACGACCATACTGTCGCTACCTTTTGATTGCATACCTCCGCAATGTCGCGCCAGCCTACGTTGCTCCCGCCGCACGCATCACGCCACACAACCAAAAAAAGTTTCCTCTCCATCTTGCCTATCTCCCCCCGTATGCGATAAGGTGACTCTGTGGTCACGCACACAGATTACCAGACCTTTGGGGGATTACTATGACAAACAGGATTAACGTGTCACGGGGCAAGGTTATTGACAAGGCCACCATCGACGACGGCTTCCGGCAAGTGTGCCTAGACAACCTCTACGACCTCTTGGGCGACGACCCACGGTTCAGGCTCAGTATGCTGCAAGAGGCCCTCGACCCCGTCAATCAAGACCTCGACGAAAACTGCGACATGGTGATCAACGCCATGATCGACGCTCTGAGTGCTGAATCCGAAAAGGATCTGACCATGGCCCTGTATAAGATAGGGTTTGTGGTACTCAGCGGCTATCTACTCAACGAAGAATACACACAGGAGACGCCCCCATGAGTGACGAAAAACACCGTCCGGTGACGATACTTTGTATCTACATCGTGATATGCCTTTGCTTTTTCACCAGTGTCAGTGCCATTACAGGATGTGCCACGGCCCACGGGACTGGGGACGCCAGTTGGGAGTGGCCGCATGAGTCTTGAATTAGCTGAGAAACTCTCCGACGCCCTAGTAAAAATCGCGTCCCTCGCCCCGGGCGATAATGCTTTGGCCAGATCCATTGCAAAAGACGCCCTGCGAGACGCCATCGTTGGGGTGGATGAAGAAATAATCCGCCTCGAAACCGAAAACCGATGCCTCAACCACGAGAAAGAGCAACTGGAGAAATACCTATGTCAGAAGACCATGTAGTCCTATTCGCCCTCTTATTCATGTTCAACGCCTACATCTTCGCCGAACTCATGAGCACCAGAGCTAAGCTCAAAGAGGCCCGCGAAACCATCAAGTTCATGGGCCGTCAATAAGGAGTCCCCCATGCCAAAATCAGGGGCCATCACGCTCGACCTTCAGGACTATGAGACCTACTTAGACCTGTATGTCCAAGCCCAATACAACGCCGTGGAGCACGAAATGGAAGACCTCGTGGTCTTTGTCAAAACCCGAAACGGGGCCAGAGACATCACCGATGTGTTTACCACAAGCGACCTCAACGACATCACCGAACTCCTGTTCGATGAACTGTACTCAGGATACGACGAATGACCCCAGAACTCCTCCAGTCTACCCTAGAGACCCAACTGTACGCCTCTGGGGAGGAATTCTCCTGCGGGGAACTCGCTACACGGCTCAAGGTCTCCCACCAACAGGCCATCAAAATCCTGACGCACCTCGAAAAGGAACAACTCATAACCTGTACCAAAAGAGGAAACCGACTATGCTACGCAAAGACCTCCCCGTTCAGGAAGCTGCTGAACAAACCTTGGGCAACCTACGTGCCCCCTCATCCAACAGCGACCGAATCAACTCCAAGTACCATCTTCGCACGGCCACCGTCCATCTCAAGCAGGCTCTTCAGCAATTCGAACTCGCTATAGCCGCTCCCAATCAGCAACACATGGTGCAACGCGTCCTGCATTTGCTCGGGGAAATCCCCAAAGAAATACAGGCACTTGATTAAAAATTAACCAACACCTGTCGCTTTTGACGACACATGCCAGTGTAGAAGTGTAGAGTTTTTCTTCACAAATAGATTATTTGAAAAGGATAGAAAGGGAATATATAAAAGTAGTAGGGTTTTCCCTACACTTCTACACTAATATGCACTCCAGTACCTATTTCAGTAGGCATTCCATCATGATATTTCTTGATGGGAAATAGGCCCTTGGGCCGTGAATAGTTGGCATTGCGGAGATTCAAGAGCCTCATCGCCGCAAAATTTGCGGTGATTCAAGGGCCTCATCGCATAGTTTGTTAGCGGGTACTATCGGTTCAGGGCCCACGGACCACGGGTCAGGGTTAAAAAGCGTTTCTATATAGTGTTTTTCCCAGCAACATAAAAAAATAAAAAAGAAAAAAAATGGCCGTTACCGGCGTTACCGCGTTACCTTGGGTCTCTAGCCCGCATAAACACTCACTTTTGGGGGTAACGAGGGGGTAACGGTGGTATACACCATGTGTACTACAAAACGTTAATCAAGGAATTGGTTTAAATATTCTGGCGAAAAATGAAAAAAATATTTTTTATTTCTCTGGAAAAAACACTATATAGAACTTGAAATTAAGGCCTGCCAAGCTTATGGTTCTTGAACTTACTCATATATTGGGAGCCCGTATGGCTGAGAAGAAATCACGCTACGCCAAGGTATTCTCTGGCGCGAAGACCACCCCTATCCCTGAAGAGCGGCAAGAGAAACGGCGGGGCAGACCACCCCTGAAAGAGAAGCGGCTAAACCGCAGGCAAGAACTGTTTGTCCGTGAGCTAGTCAGCAAGGACGGCCAGATTACGATGCGGGAGGCGGCGATCAATGCAGGCTACCCTGAGAAGTCTGCCCACGTTCGTGCCTCTGAACTGACCAACCCGCGGATAAGCCCCCACGTTTGTAAGGCCATACGGGAATACCGACAGGAACTGGACCAGAAGTATGGCGTGGAATACCAGCGGCACCTTCGGGACCTTCAGCGGATCCGTGACGCGGCGTTAGATGCTGGCGCGTATTCAGCCGCGGTTCAAGCCGAGTACCGCAGGGGTCAGGCGCAGGGAGATATCTACGTTAATAAGACTGAGATCCGTCATGGGTCTATTGAGCAGATGTCGAAGGAAGAGGTGATGAAGGCGTTGGATGAGCTTAAGCAGAACTACCAGCCTCTGATGCACGATGTGGACTTATCTAGCACGGGCAAAGGCAAGCGGAGCCAAGCCAGAGAGCGCATGATGGCAATTCTTGACGATGGGGATGTAGAGGACGCGGAGGTTATACAAGAAGATGTTCCTAGTTAATTTTGTAGGCAAGATTTGGTACGGCAAATCGGAGTGGGAAAGGCGTTGTAGGGGGGAGTATTTTGAGGGTGAGCGAAAAAACATTGAGCCGTATTTCTCACATCCCTTGGAAAAGAAGGCGTGGGAATTAAGAAAGGCTCGCTTTAAATGAGCATCGACATATTGGAACCGGTAAAGAAGGCGCGTAAACCAAGAGAAGCGAGCCTCTGGCAGGCGTTCAAGGCAGGGATACTTAAGTATCAGCCTAGCTGGGCCTACACTCGGGTGGAATCTAGGGCCACCCTTGGGTTCCCTGATCTTTTGCTGATGGACCCCAACGGTGCCTTCCATCTGGTAGAGATGAAGGTGGCGAAAAAGAACAAGGTTGAGATTTCTCCCCACCAAGTGGCTTTTGCTAGTAAGCACAAGCGCGGCAGTTGCTGGATTTTGGTTCAGCGAAAAGAAGATAACGGGCGGGAGATATTCCTGTACCACGCCAGTCAGGCGGTGGACCTGCGGATGGACGGCCTGACTACGGAGCCCATGGTGTACACCAATCAAACGGGCGACTGGGAAAATATTCTAAATACTATTGCAATGCCGGTTTAGTATCGCATATCCTGTTATTGGGCAATGTTGCCTAATCTTTGGGAGAACAGATATGAAAGCAATACTTTGGCTAGTCGATGATGGCACGTGCTGTCACGACTCTATTCGGTGGTTTGACTCAGAAAAGGATGCTCGGCAATACGCTAGTGATTGCTGGGACTTTGACGTGGACGGTATTCCATTCATCAGCCAGCGCATGGTGGAGAGTCCCTCCGATGTCGTGGCTCTGTTAAATGAAGCGGAGTGTCGATAATGAAAACAGCACCTGAAGTTATAGCTCTGAACGAAGACTATTGGGACTGCGAGTGTAAGACCGACTACATTCGGCCTAAGAAAATTACAGGCGCGGACCAGTCGAAGTTTGAATGCCCCCGCTGTGGGGCGCGCGAAGACCAACAGCCAGATAGTCGGGCCGATGAAGTGGCGGCGGCGTTAGCGGAAGTTGAGCTTTGGCCCTCAATCGAAACGCGCCACCATTATCAAGTCGATGGGTGGGTGGAGATGTCCACCAAGATTGATGTCTTGGCGCGCAGTGAAGAGGAAGCCATTGAAATCGCTCAGCGTGTTTTTGATGAGCGCGTGTCCGATATGTATAACGCCTCTATAACTAACTTTGAAACTGTGGAGCACGATTGGTATTCACCTATCTGTGGGGATCTGGAGATTTCAGATTGCCGCGAGTATGACGGTGACTCTTGCTACACCCTTGAATCCACGGAGGAGCTTCGATAATGCAAACAGTAGGCGAAGCCGCCATTGCGCGGTATGAGGGGCAGACATACGATCACGCGTTGCCGCAGGGGTGGGTGGACGCGTGTTGTGAGCGGGGGCTTGATCCCCGCGGGCATTTCGTTTGGCTGTATGACGATTACGTTGGCAGGCCTGCGCCTGTAACCGAAGAGGGCGATCGGATTTGCTCGCTCCTAGCGAGGAATGTGTGATGAGCAACAGAAAAGAAAACCCTGCAACGCTGGCGCGCTTCAATGTGGAGTACATGGCCATGATGCTGAGTGCGGGCCGGACCGAGGAAGCCGCCGAGGCCTATGGCCGAGCAAGGGAATATGCCGCCGAGGCCGCGGATGAGATCGACAGGCTTCGGGAGATAGCGGTGGATACTTCGCCGCTAGAAGAGCTTGCGGCACTGGCCCGCCACTGACCTACACGGTCCACCTCACGCCGCCTCCGGGCGGCTTTTTTGTGGGCATAAAAAACCCCGCCGGAGCGGGGTT